TCATACACTATTATTAAAACTGGATCAGCTACGTTCACAGCGTTAGCTTCTCAAACACAGTTTGCGTAATAAATTAGGAGGAGAAAGATTATGCCACTATTCGGTTCATTTGGAGCAGGCTCAGGAAGAGGTTTTGGTTTTACATCTGGAGGACAAGGTCCTTATGATGTAGACTACGTTGTTGTAGCTGGAGGAGGAAACTCTGGAAACTCTTCATATGCTTTTGGAACAAACCCAGGATCGGGTGCAGGAGGATATAGAGTATCTTATAATTCAGCATCTTACGATGAACCTTCTGTAAGTACAGTCACTGTAGATCCAGGGACAAGTTATACAATAACTGTAGGTGGATCTTCTTCAGATTCTTCTTTTGATTCTTTCATTACATCAGCTGGCGGTGGTAATTCATTTAATGGTCACTCATCTCAAGCAGGCCAATCTGGAGGATCCGGCGGTGGTGGTGCCTGGGGACCAGGTGGGCAAGGCTCGGGAGGAGCAGGAAACACTCCTTCAACTACACCTTCTCAAGGAAATAATGGTGGCCCAGCGGCAGCACCAAATAGATCTGGTGGTGGCGGAGGCGCTGGAGGAACTGGAATGACTCCTAATGCTGGTCAAGGTAGACAATCTTCTATTACAGGTTCTCAAGTTTGGAGATCTGGTGGCGGAGGAGCTGGACAAGGACAACCTGCTGGCGGAACTCCCGGACAAGGCGGAGGAGGATCAGGTTCTCAACCAGGCCAAGCAAACACAGGCGGCGGAGCTGGCGGCGGAAATAATGGTGGGTCAGCAGCTAGTGGTGGATCAGGGGTTGTTATTCTAAGATATTCTAAAGGTCCAGGTGATGCTTCTGGTGGAACTATAACAACAGATGGTAGTGATACAATTCACACTTTCAATAATTCAGGGACATTTGTAGCGTAATGGCACACTTTGCAAAATTAGATCAAAACAATACAGTGTTATCAGTTGTTAGAGTTGATGATGGAGATGCTCCAAACGAAACACAAGGTATTGAATTTTTAAGTAATTTGTTTGGATATACAAATTGGAAACAAACTTCATTTAATACTAGAGGTGGAGTGCATTATATACCTAATTCAGATACTCCCTCAGATGATCAATCAAAAGCTTTAAGAGCAAATTACGCTAAAGTAGGCGGCGTTTATGATTCTACTAACGATATTTTTAGAGAGAATAAACCTGCAAATTGTGATAGTTGGACTCTAAATGTTACATCAGGTGAATGGGAACCACCAACTGCAAAACCTACTATTGAACAAATGACAGATGGTGAAGGAGAATATGTAGCCGTTTGGAATGATACAAACGATAGATGGGAAGCTACAAATGACGATAAAAACCATCGTTGGGATGCAGGTAATCAAGTCTGGGTAGCCCTTTAATATTGACTTTTAATTAAAATCGATTATCTTCAAATCTAGAGAGATTTGAAAGATGTTACTAAATACTAATACCGAAACTATTTTACATAAAACCATATTTGACACTGGTTATGTAGAGCATTTTACTCTCATTGATAATGATAAAGTTAAACAATCTTTATTAGAAGATTCTAAAAAACAAAAAGATTCTAATGTTGTTTTTAATGATATGCTTATTACTAGGTCTGATGATATAATATGGATTCTAGATTACATTAGAGACTATCACAAAGGACAAGGTAAAAAACCAGAAGAAAGAAGAAGAACTTTGGCGGCTGATTCTATTTTTTTAAATGTAGAACATAAAAATGAATCTTCACCTATGCGTCATCATTTTAATTATGATGATCCAATTAAGTCTCCAAAAATGACTGTTATGTATTTTGCATCAGGTGGTGGTGAACTTTGTTTAAAACATAAAACATTAGAATCAGAAGAAACATGGTCTAGCATATTTATAGATGAAAAAATGTATGTAGTGTTTAATGCAGAAATTCCATATTTAAGAACTCCTAATCCTAATGAAGAACCTAGAATAACTTTAACGTGGCCCTGTTTATATTTATAATGAATCTAGAAACTATGTATTGGTGGTTTGACAAAGGTGTTGAAAAAACTTTTTGCGATAAAATTATTAAGTTAGGGGATTCTAAAACTAAACAAAAAGGAACTTTGCAAGATAATAAATTAAATATTGAAACTAGAAAGTCTGATGTCGTTTGGTTAGATGAACCTTGGATATATGAAAAAGTTTGGGAGTTTGTAAATGTTGCAAATATAAATTCAAAATGGAATTTTGATATTGATTGGTGTGAAAAAGCACAGTATACCGTTTATGAAAAAGGTCAGTATTATGGTTGGCACATGGATCAGTTTGCTAAACCCTATATCAAATCAGATCCTAATCACAATGGTAAGATAAGAAAAATATCTTTAAGTTTACAACTATCTAATGGTGATGATTATGAAGGTGGTGATTTAGAGTTTTGCAGCGATAATATGCCGGGTAAAGATAGAGAGTTTACGAGTTGTAGTGATGCTAGAAACAAAGGAACACTTATATTTTTTCCTAGTTTTTTATTTCATAGAGTAAAACCTGTTACTAAAGGTATAAGAAAATCTTTAGTTGTTTGGTTTATAGGGAGGCCATATAAATGAGTGATAGTACCGTAGTTGTACATAAAGATGCTTTTGAAATTTTACATGATGAAGCTGCTAGAGAATCAGCTGATTATGTAAGACAATATATAAAAGATGCTGTTATAACGGATGTAGGTTGGTGGAATGTTGCGCCTTCTAAAATTGAAGTAAAAGGTTTATGCATGGAGTTTGGTGTTTATGAAGGCTTATCATTAAATCATTTAGCTAGATGTAGACCAGATATAACATGGTATGGCTTTGATAGTTTTCTAGGATTACAAGAGGATTGGAAAGGTGGAACAATGGCTAAAGGTGCTTTTAGTACAGCTGAAGAATTACCTCAAATGGAAAAGAATGTTACATTAATTAAAGGTTGGTTTAAAGATACTTTACCTAATTTTTTATTAAAATATAATTTACCTATTTCAATGATGCACATTGATTGTGATACATATGAATCTACAAAAGAAGTTTTAGATATAATAGGAAAAGATAGATTAGTAAAAGGCACTAGAATTTTATTTGATGAATATCATAGTTATATAGGATGGAAAGAAGGAGAGTTTAAAGCTTGGAAAGAATTTGTTATCAAAAACAATATAAAATATAAATACGAATTGTTTGGAAGAAGACAAGCATTGGTAAAAATAATATGATGGATTTAGATAAAGAAATACATTCTAAGATAGAACAAAACTACATATTAATTTCAGGTAAATTAAAAATAGATTCTCAATATTTTATAAATAAAATAGAACAATCCATAGTTGAGTCCGATATGCATTTTAAAACAAACGTAAAAGGATATATGACACCTTGGAAATATTTTGTGGGAGATGATAAATTTTTAGAAGTTTTAATACCTATGTTAGATAAATTAGATACATATAAATTATTAAAATACGAATTAACTGAAGCGTGGGGTTTAAAAGAAGGATGGGCTCATCATACTGTAGTTCATAACCACCTACCTTCTTATTTATCTGGAGTATTGTATTTAAATGATCATCCACAAAAACTAGAGTTTCCAGATATTAATCAATCAATAACTCCTGAAGAAGGAAGAGTGGTAATTTTTTCTAGTTTTCTAAATCACTTAGCACATAGAAACACAGTTGAAAAACCAAAATATGCTATAGCGTTTAATTGTGAAAATAGGGATATGGTATGAAAATAGAAAAGAACGATTATCAAGGTAAAGGATACGTAATATATAGGCAGCTTATCAATGATACCTTTGCTGACGTTTTTATGTGTTATTTAGGTTTAAAACGTAAAGTTAGAGAGGAATTAATTAAAGATAAAGTTATAAATGATCAGTCTACTTTGTTTGGTCATATTGGAGATTCTTTATTAAAAGATTGTTACTCTTTATATGGTGATTCTTTATTTGATACCATAATGTTAAAAATAATGCCTACTGTAGAAGAGTTTCATAAAAAGAAACTTTACCCTACTTACTCATATGCAAGAGTATACGATCACGGCCAAAAGATGGACAAACATTTAGATAGAGATGAATGTGAAGTATCTGTATCTATGAATTTAGGTGGAGATATATGGCCAATATATATTGAAGATTTAAAAGGTGAAGTAAGAGAAGTAGTAATGTATCCAGGAGATGCTTTAATTTATCAAGGATCTATCTGTGAACATTGGAGAAATAAATTTGCAGGTAAACATTGTTTTCAAGTTTTCTTTCATTATGTAACTGATAAATACAAACACTTAGTATTTGATGAAAGACCTATGTTAGGTATACCTTACTCTTCTGGAAAGAAAAAATGAGACATAATATTTTTCCAGTTTTTTCTTCACCTATCTTTGCAAGCCATGTAAAGGTTGAAGATAGTGTTATTGAAGAATTAAATAAAGAAAAACATATTAAAATAAATTTAGAAGAATATGCTGGATCTACTTCAGAAGATAAATTTTTATTGAGAAAAGAAAAGTATTCTAAACTAAAGAAAGATATAATGAATGTATTAAAATATTATAATGATACTTATTTGAAGTTTAAAACAGATTTTCAAATGACCACTTCTTGGCTAGCAAAAACATTTCCTAATACATCTTCAGCTTTACATAATCACACAAATGCTTTTTTAAGCGGAGTGTTATATTTAAGGGTTCCAAATAACTCAGGAGATATAATGTTTGAAAATATGAATGTGCATAATGTTCAAATAGAAACAACAGAAGATACTTTATACAACTCAAATAGATTCTTCTTTAATCCTGCACCGGGTGTGATTATATTTTTTCCAAGTAATGTTTATCATAAAGTTTTAGAAAACAATTCAAACGATGAAAGATTATCGTTAGCTTTTAATTTTATGCCTTGTGGTAATACAGGACATGAAGATAGTCAATTTAATTACAAATGATACAATTTAAATGTTATTTACCAAAAGTTTTAAATAAATATCCAATAACAAAAATATCAAAAAAAGATTTTAATTGGGTTAGCAAAGCATTTGACTACTACAAAAATAATCCTTCAAACCTACAAACTACAAAATGCCCTGGAATATTTAGTATACTTGAAACAGGTTGGGTGCAAAAAGCTTATCAAGATATTTGTATAGAAACAAATGGAGATCGTAAGTCAGTTGTCATAACCACACCTTATAATCAAAAAAATGGTTTACATGGTGACATTTTAAATGATTATGTATCGTGGCATTCTCCAGAACAATTAGATGTTTTCAAACCAATGCCTTCACATACTTTAAAAACTTTAGTTAAAATACAAAGTCCTTGGAAAGTAGTCATACCTAAAGACTATTATTTGTTAATAACCTCTGTTCCATATAATGATGAAGATGTCTTCACTGTAGCTCCAGGTTTATTACAAGGCGAAAATTTTTTGAATGTTCAAATGTTTTGGCATAAATTAAACAAGAAACATATAATAAAAGAAGGAACTCCTTTATGTTATTATCTGTTAATAGAAAAAAAGAAATATAAGTTTAACGTTTCATGTATAAAATAAAAGAAAAGAAAGCTTTTGTAGAAAGTGGATATACTAATATATTTTCTATGAAAGAATTTGAAGATTATATTAATACCAATATTTTTGTACTAGAAAAAAATTTATTTATAAAATTTCAAAAACATAAATATTATTGGGATGATAAACATTGGGATGTATTTGGTAAGTCTATACCTTCTGCAGCACTTGAAGTTATGTTAAAAGAAGAAACGTGCGTTATTGTAAATGCTAAAAAAGCAACTAAAAAAATATATAACATTGTTAAACAATTAGAAGAAATTAACAATTTAGAAACTGATTGTCATATGTTTTATTGTTCAAGTGATATTAAAGAAAAAGGTTTAGGAAAACACAATGATAGTAATGATAATTTTATTATTCAAATATATGGAACAACAGACTTAACTATATGGTCAGATCCTATGATAAACACAACATTAAATCCTGGAGATGCATGTTACATTCCTAGAAAAACAGATCACTGTTTAATTTCTAAATCAAAGAGATTGTCTTTAAGTTTTCCTATGGCTTATAACAAAAACGTAATAAATAAAGATTATTGGATTAGATTATGATTAAAGATATTTATAGAATACGTATATTAGAAGCTAACTATATTAACAAAGAACTTAAAGATCATTTTATACAGCATCTTGAAAAAAGTAAACAAAAACAAAACTTGGTAGATTATTCTAATTGTGGTGGCTTTCAAACTTCATCAATGGATGGTAGTAAGTATAATGAAACCATGAAAGATCCTATAAATGCCTATTTAGAATCATTCCAAAGAAGAATAAATTTTTCATGGAGTATTGGTGGTATATGGGTAAACCAAAATTGGAAGTTTGATTTTAATAGACCTCATACTCATTTAGCTGAGTATAATCATTATTCTGGAATATGGTATTTAAAAGTACCTCGTGAATCTGGTAATTTAATTTTTTTCACTAGACCTGATAACAGTGATTGTACACATACTTGGGACTATATTGATGATGCTTCTGCCGCAGCAAATTACGTTGTGTATCCTAAAGAAAATAATTTTATATTGTTCCCATCACATTTACCCCATATGGTAGAACCCAATCGAAGTAACGAGGATAGAATTAGTGTAGCTTTTAACGTATGCTTAAAAAAGATATAATAATAGTAGGAGGAGGATCTGCTGGTTTTATGGTAGCAGCTACTCTTTTAAAACAGCTTCCGGAATCAAGCATCACCTTGATAGAGTCGCCTAACACACCTACGGTTGGTGTTGGTGAAAGCACTATAACAGGTGTAAAGTTATGGACAAAACTGTTAGGTATAAATGACAAACAATTTNTAAAAGCTACAGANGGTATATANAAACTTAGTATAAAGTTNACAGACTTTTATAAAAAAGGACAAAGCTTCCACTATCCTTTTGGTGCACCTGTTTTAGAAAACAATAAAGCNATGTTAAATGATTGGTGGTTTAAGAAAATACTTTACCCTGAAACACCTACATCAGATTATGCAGAAACATTTTATCCTGTGATGTCTATGATAAAAAACCATACGTTAGACAAAAACTCTGGCTTACCATTTAATTTTGACTTCGATACTGCTTATCATTTTGATGCTACTAAGTTTGCTCACTGGTTAAAAGAAGAATACTGCATACCAAGAGGTCTTAAATATATACAAGAAGATATCGTTTCTCATGAAGTAGATGACAACGGTATTAAATCTTTAAATGGAAAATACTCTGCAGATTTATTTATTGATTGNACTGGATTTAAAGCTTTGCTTTTAGGTGATATAATGAAGGTTCCTTTTGAATCATATAATGATCTACTACCAAATGATTCTGCTATTGCTACAAAAATAGATTACACAGATAAAGAAAGACAAATGGTGCCATACACAAATTGCACAGCTATAGAAAATGGTTGGGTATGGAATATACCTTTGTGGTCAAGAATTGGCACTGGATATGTTTACTCAAGTAAATTTGTAGATGACAATACGGCACTACAACAATTTGAAAAACATNTAAATAGAAAAGTAGAATCTTATAAAAAAATAAATATTAAAACAGGTATACATGAAAAGCTATGGGTTAAGAATGTTTGTGCTATAGGTTTGNCTGCAGGTTTTATNGAACCNTTAGANAGTAATGGNTTNCANACAGTAATTAAATTTACATTAAATTTTTTACGTAATGTTCAAAGAGGTGAAGTCTCACAATGGGACAAAGATAATTATACATATCAATGTAAACATGAGTTTAAAGGTTTTGCAGAATTTGTAGCTATGCATTATGCTTTTACACACAGACAAGATACTGATTATTGGAAACATCAGTTTAATAAAACCTGGACTAAGTCTGCAGAAGATTTAACTCCTACAGGTTATGAGGGATTATATAGACTAATGGAACGAAGACATAATAATTTTCATTTTGCTCATGAAGGCGGAACACATTGTGTTGCTGCAGGTATGAATTTTTCACCTACAGATTACCCCGCACTTTCTTTTTATAATCAAGAAACAATTATGGATATGAAATCAAAATGGGATCCATTGATAACAAGATTAAATAAAAGAAAAGAATACTGGGATGAGACAGCAAAGAAATTAAAGTCTTATTATCAATTCATGAAAGATGAAATATATGTTTGAAATAATAAAACTAAATTCTAGAGTTATAGAAGATATAGAAAAAATACTATCTACAAATAAATTTGAGGATTACTCCAAAGATACTTGTACTGTTAATGGTTTTCAAACTAATAATATTATAGACATCTTTTCTAAAGATCTTTTAAAACAAATGATACCTTATCAAGATTTTAGTGAAAGAACTTTTCACATTCACTATATAAATTATAGAGANCATGGATATCAAGAAAAACATAATCATATTACAACTGAAAAGTTTTCTTTTATATTATACTTAAATGACTCTGATGGTGATACGGTTTTTGAAGAACCAATTAATAGGAAGGTCACACCAGAAAAAGGAAATCTTATAATATTTAGTTCAGATATACTTCACTACGCAAATGAAACTTTTAAAAATAAAAGAGTTTTAGTAGGAGCAATAGATGTTCTTAATTGAAGACAATAATTTTTTAGAAGAAAAACATAAGAAACATATANATGAAATTATACTAAGNGATAAGTTTCCCTGGTATAATATAAATGCTTCAATAACAAAAGACTATAAACATTTTACATCTGTCAAACCATTTTTAAGCCATTGTATTTTAGAACGAAAAGAAACAAGATTAGAAGATATTTACAAATCAAATCAAAATAAATTTAGTCTAAGTGTATTAGATGCTTTTTGTAGTAAACATAAAATTAAAGTTAATGAAGTATTTAGAATGGACATTAATTTAACTTATAATAATGGCTTTGAAAAATGTGATACCCATGAAGATCACGAATTTGAACATAAACAACTATTGGTTTATTTAAATGATTGTGATAAAACACTTTGCACAGTTATAGAAGATGAAGGAAAGAAAATTAAAATAGAACCTGTTAAATTTAAAGGAGTGTGTTTTGAGTCAAAACCTCACTATCATTTTTTTCCTAAACAAGGTATCAGGGTTGTTTTAGTTATTACGTTCGATGGAAACATTTATTAGAACATATAAAATTTCAGATATTACTCTTTGTGATAGATTAATAGACTATCATAAAAATAATAATGAATATAAGAAAGAAGGTATTATTTATAAAAAAGACACGGGTGAAGTTGATAAGAGTATAAAAGAATCAATAGACGTTAGATTTTTTAATGGAACTAATGATAAAACAATAAATGAACTATACAAGGAAATAACAGTTCATGTTTATAAATACGTAAGAGAATTTCAGTTGGATTGTAATTTAATTACTGAAGATCCTGGTTTAATACAATGGTATCCCAAAGGTGGGGGTTTTAAAAAATGGCATTTTGAAAGATGTAATTATCAATCAAGAAAAAGACAAATTGTTTATATGTTATATTTAAATGATGTANAAAATGGTGGAACTGAATGGTATTTACAAAATGTAAAATTAGAAGCTGTTAAAGGTACATTAGTTCTTTGGCCTTCTGATTTTACTCATGTGCATAGAGGTGTAGTGGCTGATGAAGAAAAATATATTGCAACAGGTTGGTTAGAACATTGTCTATAAAAATAATACCAAATTTNTTGAAAGAAGAAACATTTAACGAATTGAGTAACATACTACTTAATAATAGTTTTCCCTGGTTTTACTCTGATATTTCTGGAGGACCAGGAGATTATTCTAACTTCTTTTTTCAACATTGGTTTTATCTAGAGGGTAGACAGAATAGTGAATGGTTTGGTAAGGTAGCTATTCCAATATTAGGTTCTTTAGATTTTAAAAGTCTTATTAGAGTAAAAGCAAATTGTTATAGTCAAAGAGATAAAGAGATTATTACAAGATTTCATATAGATGATACTAACCCACATACTGTAGCTTTATACTCTCTAAATACAAATAACGGATATACTCTTTTTGAAAACGGTGAAAAAGTGCACTCTGTAGCAAATCAAATGATAATGTTTGATGGCAGTTTAAAACATGCAAGTGTATCTCAAACAGATACTGCTATAAGAGTAAATGTAAATTTTAATCTTATTTTATGAATTTTATTGACAGACTAAGAGAAGTTAAACACGCTACGCCTAATCAGAAGAAAAGAGAGCTGTGGGACGTTCAAGGTATCTTGCACAATAGAATGTATAAGTTTGATCTTAGACCATTAAAAAATAATNCTAAAGCGGGATCTTTTAAAACCAAGGCAGATAAGATGGTTTTTGATATGAAGGATCAATTTATTGTTGTAGATGTTGAAGAACTGCATCAATACTTAAAAGACAGTAAGACAAAATTCGTTCATTTATGGCAGTTGATCTCCAAGCTAGAGTGGAATATAATACTACCAAAAAATTAAAAACCCTATATAATACAAGGCTTATGTTACAGAAGCTCAATTTTAAACCTGGATTTAATAAACAAGCAACAGACTCAGGGGCTGAAGGCCAATGGGTAGATGGAGATTTTGTTAGATTTAGATATGGACTACCAGAAAAAATAGGTGGTTGGGAACAANTAACTGTAGCTCAAGAAACTTTACCAGGAGCTGCAAGAGCTCAACATGCTTTTACTAGTTTTGGTGGTGAAAAATATGTAGCTATTGGAACGTCGCAAGGATTGTTCTTATACTATGATGAAGCCTTTTACGATATTACACCATTAGATGATCAAATATCTGGATCAGCTACTTTCGACACTGTAGATGGATCAGCAAACGTCACTGTAAATTTAGCTGGTCATGGATTAGAGGATGGAAGATATATTACTTTTAACACTATGTCTGTTACTCCCAATGGGTTTACATCTGCTACCACTTTCACTGACGGAGCTTTTGAAATTAGAAATGTAACAAATAATACTTTTGATATCACAACACCTATCGCCGCTGTTTCACCTGGAGGGTCAGGAACTGGATCAGCAACAGTTAAACCATATGAAATAGTTGGTCCTACATTTCAAACCCTAGGTTATGGGTGGGGAACGTATCAATGGAATACTGGAACATGGGGAACAGCTAGAACAGTAAGTGATGTGGTTCTAGACCCAGGAAACTGGAGTCTTGATAACTTTGGAGAAGTGTTGGTTGCTACAATATTTAATGGTAAAACTTTTACATGGGATGCAGGGGCGACTAATCCTAGAACAGTTAGAGCCTCTACGACTACAACTAATTTTAATACAACTAACAATCCAACTAAATCAAGATTAACTTTAGTATCTGATAGAGATAGACACTTGTTTCATTTTGGAACAGAAACAACTATTGGTGATCCTTTAACTCAAGATCCGATGTTTGTAAGATTCTCTAATCAAGAGGATTTAAATACTTATGCACCAACCGCAACTAACACAGCTGGAACTTTTAGACTAGATACAGGAAACAAGATTGTTGCAGCCATACAAGGTAAAGATTATGTCTTTGTATTAACTGATCAAGCAGCCTATGTAGTTCAATTCGTAGGTCCACCATTTACTTTCTCTGTAAGACAGGTAGGTACAAACTGTGGATGTATAGGACCTAAAGCTGTATCATATGCAAATGGTGCTGTGTGGTGGATGTCAGCTGAAGGTGGATTTTTTGTCTTTGATGGTACAGTAAAATCATTGCCGTGTTTAGTAGAAGACTTTGTATTTAATACAGATGGTGACAATTTAGGGATTAACTATGGAGCTTCTGAAATTGTTTACTCTTCACCAAATGCTTTATATACGGAAATTAATTGGTTCTATCCTAAATCTGGATCTAAACAAATAGATAGATGCGTGACTTATAACTATTCAGAGAATGTGTTTACTACATCTTCTGTAGATAGATCTAGTTATCAAGATCAAGGAGTGTATAGTTTACCTTATGCAACGGATTATGATTCTACAGCTTTACCTGTTTTTTCTGCTATCAGTGGTCTAACTAGCAAGTATGGTGCATCTATTTACTATGCTCATGAAGTGGGCGATGATCAGGTCAATAGTTCTGGCACCACTTCTATCGATGCATTTATTAAATCTGGAGACTGGGATATTACATCAAGAAGAAGTCCTTTAGGACAGATGACGGGTGTAGCAGATTACAGAGGAGATGGAGAGTTCTTTATGTCCGTAAAAAGATTTATACCTGATTTTAAATATTTAAGAGGTAATTCACAAGTTACATTATTTTTAAATGATTACCCTGACAATGCTCCTGTAGGTTCACCTTTAGGTCCCTTTACAATAACATCAACCACTGATAAAGTAGATACCCGAGCTCGAGGAAGATTAGTATCAATTCAAATAGCCAATACATCTACAGGCGAATCTTGGAGATACGGAACTTTTAGACTTGATGCACAACCGGATGGAAGAAGATAATGAATATATACGATATACCAGAATTACGACAATATTTAAATTCACGAGGTCTTGAAAGTTTATATTCAAATCCAACGTATATAGAAAAACAGAATGTAAATCCTTTCTTTCAGCCGTATGAGCCGTATGAAAATCCAATTTACCAAATGAAACAACTACAGGGAATGATTCCAACAGGCATCATGACTCAAATAGATCAAGGTGAATTTACAGATGATGCAGGTTATGAAGAAGATTATTACGAAGATTTTCCACAAAAATTTAAGCCTGGTTTAAATATAGATTTTGCAAAACAAGCAGCAAAAGGTCTTTTAGGTTTGTTTAAAAGAAACCCTGTTATAACAGGTATAGGAGGTTTATTAGGATTATTAGGAGATAGGTTTAATTTACCAGGAGTAGTGGGTGGTGCAGATTTAAGAGGAGACACAAGTTTCGATACATTTAGAAGATCAACCAGTCTTGCAGATTTTTTTAGAAGACAAAGAGATAAAAAAGCTAGAGAAGAGGCTGCAAGAATAGGTGCAGCAAAACAAAAAGCAATAATTGCAAGCCAACAAGTAGATACTGGAGGAGGTCCGGGAAGTAGACCTGGAGGTTTTGGAGAAGGTGCAGGTGATTTTAGTCCTTCAAACCCAACAGCAACAGAAGGTAGTTTCTAATGGCTAAAGTAACAGCATACATACCGGAACCTGCACCGCAATACGAGGCAGAAAACCAAAGACAAATTATAGAAGCGTTGGCTACCATGCAACAACAACTTAATTTTTCTTTTCAACAAGATTTAAAAAACGAACAGGATGCATTTAATTATTTCTTATCATGAGTATATTTTATAAAAACCAAGGTTTTAAACAATCTGACGCATCTAAAACTACCGTGCTTACTTGCCCCACTGATGGTGCAATTATAGTTAAAAGTATATACTGTGCTAATAATGATGCATCTTCGTCTATCGTAGTAAATATGAACTTTGTTGATTCCTCTGATTCTAGCACTGAATATGAATTTTTTAGAGATGAT